TATTGAATTCTTTTCTATTGCTTTCCCAGCAAATTCACCAGCAGCAATATCTTTTCCTGTAAGTGCTTGCCCCTTCTTCATTTTTTTATAAAGAGTAGCGTTTATTCTCCAAGCATCTCCTTGGCTCATTTGGACGTCTAACGATTCTGGCAATTGCTTGCCAACTTCTATCATCTCTCTTATCTTTTTTTGAGCTATTTCTGTTTTCTCTGGACTTAAACCCTCCCCAACCGTGAAAGTCATTCCTTTATCTTTACTGCCAAAAAACCACTCATCTCCCTTGAATAATTCAACAGTATCCCGAACCTTATCGGTAATAAATGTTCCTATATCTTTTAGTGATGGTAATGGCATATTATTTTGTTAATTCTCCTCTTAAAACTTTTGGTAATTCTAATGGATTATAATTCCAAATCTGCCACCACTTAATAGTTTCTGGGAACAACTCATCTAAAATATCTTGTGTTATTGGAGTTAATTCTGTTGCATTATTGTCTGCTTTCCATTGTTTTTCTATTTGTTCTCTTGTGTATCCGACATTTTTCATTTGCTCAAAAGTATTTCTTGTATCTTTTTTCACTGTTTCAAATGTAACTTCTTTCTCCAATAAATTATTTATTGTTCCAGCGGTCAGCTTTGTATTTGTGTCTAGCCAAGCCCTTATATCTTTATCATTCATTCCAACTCCTCTCATTCTCTCTATTGTAGCAGAGTTTATATTATTGATGTTTATTGGCAACGAAGCAGCACCGATTGGGGTTTGGTAAGAAACCATCTTAATATTCCCCAGTGTAGTTGTGGTTGTTGGGGTTGTGACGGCAATTTCTCCCTGGCTTATCTTCCATTCTTCTGCCTTTTTAGTTGCTTCTTCTAAAGTATCGTCGATAGTTATTCCTGCTCCTGCGTAATCAAGTTGAAGGTTAAGAACCGCCTCTTTTTCTTCTTGTGTTTGAACCCATTCATTATAAGCCGTTGTTTCTGCTTCATCCAAGGCATCTCTGTAATCTTGTCTTAAATCAGTTAATACTTCTTTGTTTTCCTCTTTAAACATTTCAAATTGGGTGTATTTTAGTTGTAGGTCGTAGGTGTAATCTTGAACCGCCCCCTTGATAAAGCTTCTTGCTTCTTGGAAGTTTCCTTGTTTCATTTCCATAACAGCTGACTGCGACTTTATTTTGGCGGCTATTTGGTTAAGCTCTAAATTATATTGTTTGTTTATCGCTTTTTGTTCTCCGCTTAATATAGCCCCAGGCATACCAGTTAACCTATCCTCTGTTCTGGCAAGGGCGGCATCTCTTTGGGCTTCTTTCTTGTTATAATTGTCCATCATTGCGTCCATTTCAGCTATATCAGCTTGCATTTCTGAAAAGTAATCTGCTGGTTTAATTCCAAGCTCTTCCCATAAGCTTTGTTGTTTTTCAGTTAGTGTCTGTTGTTTTGTTAGTTTATTTAGCCAGCTTTTGCTTTCTTCTTCATATTCAGCTAATTTCTGCTCGTATTCTTTTAGTTTGGCTTCTTTTTCCTTTTCTGCTTCTTCGGCTTTCTTTTTCCAATAGTTGTTTCTTCCATTAACTTTAGTTAAATCTGGTTCTTTGGCTTCTTCTTCTGGCATTTTTAAATCACCAGTTATTTCTAATTCCTCTGGTTTAACATAAGGCTCGGTATCGGGTTTTATATTCCCAACCTTTGAACTATAAAGCTGCCCAGTTTCTGGGTCAACCTTTTCTTGATACCAAGACTTACTAGGGTATAATACTCCTGTTTTTGGGTCTTTGAATGGCATATTATTGTTTTATGTATGTTAAATTAGTATTATTTATTAAGCAAATGCTTCCCACATAAGATAAGCTGTCCCACCGGGAGTGCCATCTTTTGTCCATGTAAGGGTAATATTAGTAGAACTTAAAGATATTACAGCCATATTGCTGGTGATTTGAAAACCAGCAGACTCATATACTACAATATAAGTGGTTGAACTTCCTTCATCAGGATTAGATATATTATCTATTCCTGTATACACGCAAGCTGTAGAGTTACCATCATAAACACCAACCGAACTTATAGTTATACTTGACCCCCTAACCATTGTTATTCTTACATATTTTGGGGAAACTCCTAACCCATGAGCAATATTATCAGTAGTATCACTGGACATATCTTTACTTAATACGCCACTGGAAAAACTTTTTAATCCAGCATTATCATCGTGATACTTTTTAATAGATTGCTGAGTAGCCAACATCGTAGCACTATTAGAAGCCATATCGTCTTCGTCTTTTACATCAGAGATATTAGCAGTTGAAGGGAAATCTATACTATGTCCATTAAGGTCTAAATCGCCGCCAAGCTGGGGAGTAGTGTCTTCTACAATATCGTGTTTATGTAAGGTAGTGGTAGACCCGCCAACTAAACCTTTTTTCTCGCTTCTTTTTAACTTGCTAAAATTAAAAGTATCTATACCATCGTGTTGGTGGTTTTTTAATAAGTTCTCAAAATCTTCAAACTTTTTAATATCAAATTGTTCTATTTGTTCTCTCAACTCTTTTATTTGTTCTTGTAGTTCTTCGTTTGTCGGCATATTAGTAAATTATTATTTCTTGTAAATAAGGCGTATTTTTAGATGTTGCCCCCGTTGTTAATTCAACCCTTAATTGGAGGTTAACAATATCTTTCTTGCCAAATGGCATTTGATAAAATGTTTTTGCCCCGTGAGTAGCATAATCAAATGTTCCCAATGTAGTCCAACTGCTGTTTATATCTTCTCGGTATTTTATTCTTATCCCCTCGCCTGTTTGTAATGGTCTGGCTAATACAATATCCACTTTTCGGCTACTTTCTTTAAAAGTGGGAGTTCCTATTCTATAAAGTTGGGTTTCAAAATAAGCCCCATAACTAATAACTCTATTGTGATTATCAGTTACTTGGTCAATAGCATATGTTGTATTCTCTTTATCATAATATCCAAATATAACAGTGTCGCCATCAACATTACCAATTACTGAATGAACGGTTGGTATATTTAATTGATTATCCCCAATTTCACCAGAAGCAATAGTAAACTCCAAATTAACTTTGCCGTCTTTAATTGAGTATATTCCACAGGGACTAAATCTTGACGAACTATTGTATATTGATTGTCCAACGGCTACCAATAATCTGTCCTTATACCAAGTCATTCCATATTTTTCTACTTTCATTTGGTTAGCTTTATCATAATCATAAGGTATTTTAGCATAGGGAACTAAACCTGCTTCTGAAAATAAGTATATTTGACCTTCCATTCCAGCAGATATATAAACTCTATTTCCAACTTCAAGCATTGTATTTATAGATTTTTCTGGCACTTTAACTGGAAAATCAAATATATTATCGCTTCTGTCATAAATATAGATATAAGACCTTTTAATCCCTGATATGTTAGGATTTTGGTATGTTCCAAGCAATATATCTTCTTTTCTTTCCGCTATACAACTTATGTTCTCTCCCTCTGATAAAGTAATGACATTTTCATTAACCGTATATGTACCAGCATCGTTGGCGTCAAAATCAGTATCCTCTTGAATTGTAGTAATATGATTATCGTGTCCTATATAAACCTTATCATTATTCTTGCTAACATAAATAAAATCAGCAATCTCATCAGTAGAAGTATCCAAAGTATACCAAGTAGTATTTGATATTTTATAACAATTTATTGAACCCGTTTGACCAACTGCGATAATATGTCCTTTCCATTCTACTATGTATGGCCCTTTATTGTCGCCTATCTTTGACCAAGTATCAGAACCATCTCCATCTGCTTTGTATATTTCTCCACCATAATCAGAAACATAAATAGTATTTTCTCCCACAATACAAATCGGCTTATTAGTAATAGTAGTTGAACTTTCTTTTATCGGCAAATAGTTAATTCTGGCTATCCCTTCCTGCCCGAATATATCTAAATTAATTGCTTTACTAAAAGCACCATCTATTGTATATGGCGAAGATGATAATCCTCTTTGAAAATTGTTTATTATTATTGGTTTCATATTTTAATGTAATCTACTTGGGTATTTCCAAGCAGCTGTATTTTTAGGTTTATATTTCCAAGCAGCTGTATTTTTAGGTTTATATTTCCAAGCAGCTGTATTTTTAGGTTGGTTAGTCCAACTGGCTGGCGAAGGTGAAGGACTGAAAGAAGGGCTGGGTGAAGGCGATATACTGGGTGAAGGGGAAGGCGATATACTCGGCGATAAAGAAGGTGAAATACTGGGTGATAATGAAGCAGAAGGTGAAATAGAAGAACTGATAGAAGGGCTTATACTGGGTGAAGATGATAAACTCGGACTAGCACTTGGGCTCAATGAAGCTGACGGGGATATACTTGGACTTAAACTGGGACTTGGCGATGGACTTATACTTGGCGATAACGAAGCAGATGGACTGATAGATGGTGAGGGGCTGGGACTGATAGAGGGACTGGCAGACGGGCTGGGGCTTGGGGATAAACTGGGCGAAACACTGGGACTGGGTGACGAGCTGATAGAAGGAGATATAGAAGGCGATGAGGACGGACTTGGCGAAGGTGACAACGATAGTGATAAGGAAGCACTTGGGCTAACAGAAGGGCTGGGACTTGGTGAAATACTGGGGCTTTTTGAAGGTGATAGCGAGGGCGAGATACTTGGAGATAAGGACGCTGATGGACTTAAACTGGGGCTGGGACTGGGAGAAATTGACGGACTTAATGACGGAGAAGGAGAAGGAGAAATACTTGGACTTAAACTGGCACTAGGACTTTGGGAAGGACTGGGAGAGGGTGAAATAGAAGGCGATGGACTGGGAGAAAAAGAAGGACTGGGAGATGGACTTATGCTGGACGAGATAGACGGACTAATGCTTGGCGAAGGTGATGGAGAAATGCTTGGGCTTACTGATGGGCTAATGGAAGGTGATGTGCTTCCAGCACTTGGTGTATAGGTGGCGTAGATGGAGTATTTATCAGTATTATGCTCAGTTATGGTTATTGGTGTTGCTCCACCATAAACACTATCAGAAGTAATATGTCCTTGATTAGTGTCACCAGTATCAAATTTCATATAAAGAGTACTATTACTTCCTTCCATCAATAAGTATTCTTGTCCAGTTATTGGTGTATCAGCTATGTTGTAATTACCCCAACTATATGAACTCCCAACATCAAAAAATGCACCAACTACTAATGTTAAATCACTATGTTTATAAATTGCAGCTTTACCCCATCCTTCAGGTGATTGACAATACGAACTTATAGTTGTCGCAGTCCCATTTCCACCAGTAAAAAGAGAACCCATACCAGTTTGATTTATACTATTACTACTTTCCCCTACACTTGTATATCCAAAAGTATCATTACTCCTAATAGGGTAAACAGCGTTATCTAAAAAGTCCTGTGGGATAGTTACTATCCTCTCTCCGTTTTCTTCGCCTTGCCATATATAATCTAAATCACCCCACGCTTCTTTTCCTTCTGCGTCAATAAAATGAGGTCTTTTATCGTGAAATGCCTTGCCAACTTTATAATCCTTGCCATCTTTATCGTTCATTCCGCCTTTTGTATCGTGATAGACAGCAAAAGAATTAACAATATCAATCGGTCTTTGAGATACTACATTTCCGTTCTCGTCTTTAATTTCTGTTTCAGTGGCAGTCCAACCTTTGTTTTTTTGCTCTTGCGTTATTTCGTCTGTTAAGGGTTTTTGTTTGAAAAACTTTAATCCTTTTCTTTTAACTGAAAATCTTATCTGGTTAGTTTTTGGTTTTGCCTTCAAAATGGGTATCATTTTGTATCCACCCTTGCCTTCCTCATAATCATAAAACTCTATTTCTGTATTTCCTTTGCTCCATTTTATTTTATTTTGTAAGGTACTGACTTCCGCTTGTTCGTAATTTGTATCTTTTAAGCGGACACTAAAATTTGTTTCATTTGACCATCTTTCTAATTTAACCTGCGGGATAAAAGTATCTGGAACTTTATCATCTCCAATGAAGACATTTATTTCATCTTTGGGTTTGCCATCATATTTGTCCAATTCGGGGTTCTTAATCTTATCTAATCTAAACGCATTATTCTCAATTGAATACTTATCGGTTATTTCTTTTGATAATTGTTTTGGTATTTCTGGCATTTAATATTTATCATAAATTACTCGTATTGTCTCCAATACCTTTTATTTTTTGGTCTTATTCGGGTTGTTCTTTCTACATTTCTGTGAGAATAGAACTTTCTTAAACTTCTTATTAAGCTGTTTTTCATTTTAATGAACTTTGCCGAATTTGTTGGGTCTTGTTCAAACATAATTGTGGCATCTAAAGACAATATTCTGTGAAATGGCTTGGCAAACCCTGGACTTGCAGTAACTGCCGAAGCTGCGGTTGATGTGCTAAACTCGGAAATATCCCTTGAAAAGCAAATCTTTAATCCGCTGGCAGTGGTTACATATCCCGAAGCTGGAGCTGGGTATAAAAAAATAGAATCTCCAACTAAATCATAATATCTTGGCAAGCCATCTGTGTCGCAATATTCAGATAAAGCCACTTCTATATCGTGCCAGTCCTTCTGGATTAACTTTTGGAAATCCCCGTTGCTGTCTTTTACTTCTGCCCTTTCTACTTCTTGTGCCCCATCTGGCAAGGTATAATCTTGAACTCCATTAGACAAATCAGTATATCCAATAGGGTGGTCGGTTTTATTCAAATCATCATATTGCCAGCCATCTTCAACTTCACGAATAACTCGGCTTACTTCGTGGTAAGCTTGGTTTATATTCCTAACCTTATCTTTAAAGGCATAGGTGCTTGAATTGGTCCCGCAAAGAAAATCTATATCTTGTATAAGACCTTGTGAATCTGTTGCCGATAATTGCATACTATTTTATCCACTCACTATTTCTTTGTTGCCACTTAATAGTTTCCTTCATGCTTTCATCAAATGTTTTTGGCGGTTTCCATTCTAAAGCACGAAGTTTATTATCTTGTAGCCCATAATGAATATCGTGAGCAGGATTATTTTTATGAAAATCTATTAATTTATATTTAAGTTTTTTACCCATAAGTTTTGCTATCCTTTGAGCTAATTCCAAGTTAGACAAACATTCATCTCCTACAATATGATATTTATATGGCTCATCTATCTCTCCAATTTTATGGCAATACGCTCCTTTTTCAATTATTTTTAATAAAGCATCAGCTGCATTTCTTGAATGAATATAATATCTTGTTCCTATTTCTTCTTTATTTCCGTGAATTTTTACTGCCTCTCCATTTTCTACCGCTTTTTGGATAATAACGGGAAATTTGGAAGAACTTTGCATTTCTCCAAAATTATTCATCGTATGGGTAATAATTAAAGGAATGCCATAACTTCTCCAATAACAATAGCAGATGTCTTCTGAAGCTGCTTTTGAAGCGGCATAAGCATTTGAGGGTCTATGGGTATCCCACTCTTTATGTGCTTCTCCTTTTTTAACAGGTCCATATGTCTCATCTGTTGAAAAATATACAAATATCTCTGGTTTAATCTTTCTGGCATATTCAAGTATTACAATTGTAGAATTAACATTATTCTTAATTACATATTCTGGGTTCTCTACTGAGAAAAATACATCTGATAAGGCAGCTAAATGAAGAATATAATCTATTTTGCCGATTTCTTTTACCAATTCATCAGAAATATGACAGGTTAAATCTGTTTGGAACTCGCTAATTCTCGGCAACCAATCTGGATGATTTCTACAAATCCTTACAATTCTGTCCTTATATCCCTTATGATGAAAACTATCTAAACAAACTATTTCCCAGTTAGTATTGTGCATTATATGGGCTATTATATGAACTCCTATTGAGCCCCCAGCCCCAGTTAATAAAACTTTTTTCATAATGTATCTCTTTTCTTTAAGGGTTTGACATACCCTTTTAATGAACTATTACTTTTGAACCTTTATTGAAAAAATCTTCACTATTTACCGCTTTATCGTCTGAAAGATATCTAGCGGCTTTTATTAACAATTCTTTTGAATCTTTAAAATATCCAATTCCCAAATTGCATTTAGAACATAATAATCCCCTTATTTCTCCCGTTTTATGATTATGGTCTATGTGAAAATTTGGTCTAACTCTTCCAACTTTATCTATTGACATATTATATTTTTCACCACATATCTTACATTTAAAATTTTGAGCATTTAACAATTTATTGAATTCATTTTGGGTGATTCCAAATTTAATTTTTAAATAGCTTCTTCTTGCCTGAAATGTTCTCTTTCCCCTATTCTTATTAGCCCACTCTAGTCTTTTTCTATTATATTCCTCTTTTGGTTCTTTCAATCCCTTATTCCAAGGTTCTCTTCCCTTTATTTTAAACGGATGATTATCTGGCAATTTCCTTCCCTTTTTAGCGATACTCATTTTCTTTTTAGTTTCTTCCGAATGTTTCATGCCTTTATTCCATGGAGTATGTCCTTTTTTAAATATTTTTTTTGGCATTTTATTTGAAAAAGCTACTTGGATGACAACATTTATCGTCTATGATAAAGTCGGCATAATCTTTTGCTTTTATTGTATAATACTTAACTCCCCACTCATCTAACTGGCTTCTTGTAAAGTCTATCCAATTCTTGCCAGATACCGACCCTCTAGCTGTCGCATAAATAATCCTATGCCCTTTATCATATAGTTTATTCATTTTAGCTATTCTTCTCTTATATGGCTTGGCGTTTTCATAATCCTCGCCATTAGTTTTACAAATAGTGTTATCTACATCAATTATGTATATTTTGGCGTTCATATTGTTTTAAAAATTGTATAAAATCTTTCAACTCTGTTGGGTCAGCTGAACCATCTTGGTTATGTCCAGGCAACCTCTTGTCTAGCGTAAAATGTTTTTCAATAACTTTAGCCCCTCTTTCTATCGCTTTTTTAGCCCATTCTATTCCAATGGTATGGTCAGAAAATCCATAATACTCATCAAACTTTTTAGGAAATATCTCATTTGTAATATAAGCTGGATATTCAGCTACACAATACAGAAATTGGGCATTTTTTATTTCGGGGAATTTCTTTTTATCCCAATCGCCCAAAGACGCTATAATAGGTTTTCCCGTCTTCTCCATAGTTTGTATCAACTTTTGGTCAAAAATGCTTCTGGAAGCTATTTTATGGCGTTTAACGCCTATCTGTTCCAGCCACCCGACCCTCTCTGGGTCAAAAGCCGACGCCATAAACTCTATTCCTACTTTGTCCGCATGCTTTTTTAAATCTACAACATTTTCATAAATAAGTTCAGAAAACTTTAATTCAGCATATCGGGACTGATACCATTTCTTAATTTTATCTGTGTCATATAATTGGAATTTAGCAATATCGGCTTTACATTTCTTGGCTTCTTCTATCATTGCCTTGGCTAGTTTTAAGTTTCCATTAAAATTATGTCCACATTCTGCTATTGTAATAATTCTATTTTCCATATTTCCATTTAAGTTTCTTTTTATATTCTCTATATTGATTATAGCTTTTCCACAGGTCTTCTATCGTGTGTATATCTACACTGAAATCTTTTATCCATACTTCTGGTTTGGAATTGTAGGGGTCTGGATAGTTTTTAAGCCGTTCTGCCGTCATCCCCCATATTGAACCATAATCAGTGCCGTCATAATGGCAAGTTTTTACTTCTTCATTTCCAATTTGTAGCACATCTTTTGCATACTTTATAAGGGTAATTCCTGTTTCTGGGCTATTAGCTTGAACTGCCACAAAAGCGTCTGCTCCCATAAACTTCTGGGCGTGCCTATAACACTCTATATTTGTTGCTTCTAAAAGTTCTTCTGGTCTTTTTATTAGGATAGCCCCCATTTTCTTTGCTTGTTCTAATATCTCATCATCATCAGAGCTGACATAAACTTCATTAAATAAATGTAAACACTTTTCTAAATTCCATTGGAACATCGGCTTGCCTTTATAATACCGCCAGTTTTTGTTTTTTAATCTACTGCTGTTTTTCTTTACCAGCATCAATGCTTTTAAAGTCATATGTTTTATAGCAGACACTGCACAATGTTAAACATTTATGTCCACCGTCTTTTAATACTTCTCTGAACATTTTTAATCTTTCGCTGTTATCCCAAATATCTTTTAATGTTTGCTTGTTAATGTCCCCAATTGTCATATAGTTATCCCAGTCGGCACAACAAGCAGAAACTTTCCCGTCCCAGTCAACACTTAACTTATTAAATACTTCTACACAGGGTTTATATTCTTTATTTATTCTTTCTTGCTTTTTAAGGACTTCTAACTTTTTGATATTCCTTAAAACATTGAACTGCCCGATAGATAACCTTGATAAATTGGTTTTACCTATTGTAACTAAATCGGCTATCCCATCAAATTGCTTCTTAAATTGTTCTATTTCCCATTCGCTTTCATCTGTCATTGTAGAAGTAATATGAATAAACGGATTATCTTTGCGTATCTTTGACAGCTTCTTTATGTTAGCAATTAACTCGTCATATCTGTTATTATTCCTCATTAACTGATAACCCTCTTTCGTAGCCCCTTGAAATGAAAAGATTATTGAATCTAACCCTGTTTTCGGCAATTCTTCTATCTGTCCCTTTCTAAATCCTAATCCATTTGTAGTTATATGAGCCAATAAACCCTTGCTTTTAATATATCTGACAAACTCTATTATATTTGGGTGTAAAAATGGTTCTCCCCATCTAATCATTCTAATCGGAGTATTGTATTCACTGCATTCTTCCACTACCTTTTCAAAAACCTTTTTAGACATAAACCCTCTTGTACGTTTCATTGTCTGCTGTCCACAGAATAAGCAATTATTGTTGCAGTAATTAGTTAGTTCAATATCTACAATTCTGGGAAACTTTGGAATTTCTGCTTCATTATTTATCTTTTTGTATATTTTTTGAAACGGATTCAATAAAGCCATCTTTTTTCATCTTATTTGATAATTCATTCATCTTGTCATAATCTAATTTACAGACATAGCATAATTCAATTAAACTTCTGTTACCGTCCATAAAATAGAAGAAATAATCATATTTCCTGTTATCCTCTTTGGTTAATTGTTGGACATCATATCTGCTTCTCATTAAAGGTCCTTTAAATAATCTTTTAGGCGTCCAATTGGTCTCCATTATTTTTATGGTTTGCTTAACTATGCCTTCCATTTCTTTTATCCTTTCTAACTTAACTATTTCTGGCGTATCTAAATTGGTATGATATTCGTAATACAAGCTTCTGGAAAAGAATATCATCGGTATCTTTATCTGCGGGTCATTAAAAATATATTCATCTGCCCCAAGCGGTCCCCTAAATGGTCTTGATTGATACTCTTTTGAAAATTTGCTCAATGCCATAGTTCCTGCCTTGCTTATATCGTCATTATCAAAGAAACTTCTCTGAACTATCGGATTAGCGTCATTTCCCACCATATCAATAGCTATGCCAAAATCTATCTTGCTTAAATCCTGCGTATAAGCATAAGCCATTGCCCCTATCGTCTCTGGGGTAAAGATTATTCTAATAGTATGGTCGCACTTCAACGATTTGGCTAAATTAACAGCAGTTACTACTCCAGACAGATTATCGTTGGCTTGAAACGGGTGGTCTAAATGAACTGCTATTAAAATCTCCCTGTCTGATTTTCCTTTAATTGTATATTCTCCCACTTTTAATGTGCCATCAGTATATTCGGTATCTGCAAAAACTTCATATTTGCCTTTTTTTAGCTTATCAAACTTTTGTTTTGTCGTGCAAAAACCCCAGTTCTTTTCATAGTAGTTAAATACATAAGGAATAGCGTTTTCTTTTTTGGGCTCATAAAACAAGTGTCTTTTAAAATCATCTAAATCTACCTTTTTGTTAACGGGCAGTGAACCAACCACCAAACTCAATGGCTCTTTCTTATAATCTATAATCTTCTTGCCTTTGTATTTAACCCAAGCGTCTTTAACTTCCCATTTTTGGGGTATCTTCCAAGTTCCATATTCTTTGCCAGTGGGAAATTCCAATATCTTCATTTCTGGCAATTCTTCTTTTATTATTTGAAGGGCTTTATCAAAACCATCTCCAACTAATGTCCTATTTAATTTGTAAAGTTTATTTAATAGTTCCATAAATTACATTTATCATATTTTGTAATGGGTCTTTTATGTCTATCCCGCCTTCTAATAAAGCTATATCTGCTCTCTCTTTTTGAAGTTCCTGCGGGTTTTTTATTTGGCTTTTAATTGTTTCTTCCAACTTATCAAGGTTATCTACCTGTTTAACTGCTTTTGAATAAGTGCGGTAAAGTTCAAGATAAGCTGGGTTATTGTTCAGTTTTCTTTGCTTTATATTCGTATAACAAACCACAGGAACATCTGACGCTTCCGCCAATAATTCCAAAGTCATCTCGCTTAAACTTACAATCACATCTGCTTTTGATATTAAGCCGCAAACTATTTTTAAGTGGTCTGGCTGTCCTCTGTTCGTAAATACTGAATATCCTTTGTAATTCTCTGGTTCGTGCTTCTCAATTATTTTAGCCGTTAAGTTCCAATTGTTCTTCTTACAGATTTTCTTCAATTCGTCCATAACCTCTATGTTCTCCTCTATATCATAATCCCAATGTTCTGGGGAATATAATATGTTTATCCCGTCGTGCGGTTCTCTTCCTTTCAGGTTTTTAAAGATAGTAGTTCCCGTTATCTCTATTTTATTTTCTGGTATCCCGCATTTAATCATCTGCTCTTTATCAGAAACCGACCAGACGCAGATTTTATCAAAAAGAAACGGGTTGCTTAATGGCGGGCAATAATCTTCCCCTACTCCTCTTCCGTGTTGGATAACAACGACTGGTTTTCTTAATCTTTTGGCGGTTTTAGCAGTTAATAACTCCAAACCCATTGTGTCTTGCCACAGCACCACAGCGTCTGCTTCTTGTATGCTGTTTGTTAGCTCAAAATGGGGTTTAAGTTCTGATAAAACGCCATTATGATTTTTTAATAAGATTTTCATAATTCTCTTGATTTTTGATATTCATCTATTGGCATAGTCGGGGCGTCTTCTCTTCCCGTATCTATTCTATTTTTGTTAGACCAAGAACGGAACTCTACCTCGTTTGATTCTTCGCTTATATTCACCAGCGATTCTATGGTTTCGTGTAAAACAATTTCAAAGTCATACTTCTTAATCCAAGTCGGCAAACCTTTGTCTCTCAATAATTGGTCTAATTTTCTGCTAAATATATCTCTTTTTTGGGCGGTATCCGCCCCAAGAACATTTGACGGCAAAAGGATAGCTTTAAACTCTTTTATCTCGCCTCTTTTAAATGCTTCTTTTAGGGCTTCTATTCTGTGAGAGCCGTCAACTATTAAATAAGGCGGTTCAAACTGATTATAGGTAAATACGGTAAGGTCGTATCTCTCTGGATATTCTGGCTTGCTGTTATTCCCCTTTTGAAAGTTCACTAACTCTTTTTCTAAATACTTTCTATCTTTAATAAACTTGGGGTGCTTCAACCTACGGTCAATTATCTTATATCTATCTATATTGTCAGGGATTATTTTGGTTTCTATAATTTCGTATTTCATTTCATTTTAGAAAGGATAAATATCAATTCTGAACCTTGTTTATCGTTTTGGACTATTAAGAAGTTTTCAAGTTCAGGCACTCTGGTTATCGCTTCAAGCCGAGCTTCGTTCCAAAATGATTTATGTCCCCAATAATAAGCTGTTGGATGTGTCTGGTGCGGGCATCGGTGATGGGTTCTTCCCTTCGGCTTTAATACCCGATAAATTTCTCTGAATAAATCAATGCTTTCATCGTCAGTCAAATGCTCTATAAAGTGGCAAGAATACACTTCTTCAACTGAATTATCTGGAAATGGTATTCCCTTTGTTAAATCCCAAACCATATCTTGTCCGCAGTCCCTTAAATCTATGTTAATAAAGCCGTCCATATGCTGGTCGCCGCAGCCAAGATGAAGTCTTATGGGTTTTTTATATTCTGGAAACCTTCTCATTTGTTTTGTGGGTCAAAGGCGTCTTCCCATAGATGTATTACTTTCTTTATTGTCCTGTTTTCTTTAACCCAATCAGATTGTTTTTTGGCGACCTTTTTTCTGAAATCTTTATCAGCCAATAATCTTTCAAGTTTATTTATCCAATCTTTCACTTTGTTTTTAGCACAATATCCCACCTCTTCTTTGTAAGGAAGGGTTTTTGATGCTAATGTTGCCGCTCCGATAGTCGCATATTCGTAAAACTTCACGCAACTCTTTGAATGGTTAAACTCATTGTCATTTAACGGAGCAACACCTATATCTATATCCAAGCTGTTTAAAACGCTGGGATACATAACAGGCGGGTAAAACGGAATGTGAAAGAAGTTCAGATTTTGTATCCTTTTCCAAAAATCTAACGCACTTTTTAAATAAACGCTTTGTTCTGGCTGTAAGCCATATTGAACTATTCTCTCATAACTCCACATTTCTGATTCCAGCGGTTTGGCACAAATTCCCTGAATGATAAAGCTGAAGTCATATTTCTTTTGAAGTTCTAAAATAACATCTGGAAGTATCGCTAAATCTTTCCAATGAGAGGCAGCACCAGCATAAGCCACTCTTAATTTGTCTTTTGGCGGCTTATCTTTGTTAAGAATAAATACCTCTGGGTTAATTGCATTCGGGCAAACATAGACATTCTTATTAAATCTTCTTAACTTTTTAGCCAAATGTTTGGTAGTAGTTGTAATTGCATCGCATTCTGCCATTAAATGTTCGTATTGCCTTCTCTTTTCTTCCGATATTGTGAAGGACGGGTTTTCTGGGTTTACCGTCCATAAGTCATCATCAACTTCATAAACTACTTTTTTGCCCAATCTTTTAAACTTCCTTAATGTCATTAAGGGGTCAATGGGATATATTCTGCTAAATACAGCAGTATCGCACCACCTCATTATTTCTTCTTTAAGCCCTCTGCCAGAATTAAGGGCTATAAATTGGACTTCGTGCCCTCTCTTTGATAAAGCGGTTCCTGGCGTATGATTTCTATAATACCAGCATCCGTTATTAAAAGCGTAGGGCGAATCAAGGATATATAAAATTTTCATCTTATTTTTTCAGTAAATTTAATAAAACTTTTAAGTTCCCCAATTTTTGCCTGCATTTGGGCTAATTCTTTTCTTCTTTCGTCGTTTCCGCCTACCACTATCTCTGTCAGATATGCTTCTAAAATCTCAAAAATCTTTAAATCTTTTCTTTTTCTGTGAAGCAATGCTCTCCTGGCATACCAAGAATAGAATCCTTCTATCAGAAAGTATTTTATTTTTTTAATGAATTTCATAAGCTTTAGCCCGACTGGGGCGATTAAACCCCAGCCGAACGATTAACTGCTTAGTTAAGTCCTACAGTAGCTACAGTTAAGAACCTGCTTTGATTCTTGGTAAAGACCGTTGAACCATACACAACATAGGCAGAAATATTATAACCGTGCTTGTCAGAAACCTTGTCAATTTGAATTGTCGGGCTTTTCTGAATAGCAAGGTCAATAGCACCTCTTTTGCCGAAATAAGCTATTTCGTAATTAGCGTCAATCTGAGCACTATTAGCAGCGGAAATAGCAGCATTTCCAGCAGAAGGAGATGTCCCTGTTGGAACGTTATTGGAAACATAGATTTTGAAACCCATAAAGTCTCCAGCATAACCGTTCCTCAAGGTAGCATCTGCTACATTGTATCCTACAGAAGTGGCTTTGGTTTCAATCAACCCAGCAATTGACGGGTGAACAATTGAAATCCAATCTCCATTTTCTGCAACATTCAACTTTCTTAACTCAAGCCTCGCTTTAGAAAACATATCTATAACATTGGCAGTAGAAGCTGAAACAGCGTGAGCTGATGTTCCACCAGCAACCATCTCTTCAGCAGTTCTAACCGCACCGCTATACATGTTATTCAAAGCGTGGGTATCAATAGCATCCCTTAATTGGTAAGCAATTTCTTCTTGTAAGGCTGTTCTAAGGTTAATGTTAGTCTGCAACTGCTCGACATCATCAACGTAGATAGGAACTGTCTTATACTGGTCAACAGTGAGCTGGTCTTTGTGCCAGTCTTGGTCTTGAGCTGTAAAAGCTGTTCCTGGAGTGTAAGTAGTTGCTGATAAGCTGTCAAAATAGGGTTTGTTCAGAACATCTGCATACCTTATTTCGTCGTTCATATCAACATTACATACATCCATTGCTACTAATGTCTTATAAAGCGGGATTTGCACCGCATCCGACCATAATTCAGGCTGGATGGCACTAACATCATTTGAAACTGTATCTGAAGCCATCTTACTTGCTTGCCCTTCCTAAACAAGCTACTTGCGAGATTTCACTGTCGGGAACTTCTTTAAAAATCCCCTTTTAGCGAAATATTCGTTTTTCTCATCAAGGGTCATCTCGGAGTAAGGCTTTTCGCCTCCCTCTGTAGATTGCTTAGTTGTGGGCTCAGGAATGTTATCTTGAGCGACCTTTTCTTGATGAGCTTTTTGCCAAAGAACGAAGTTCTCATCTTTCCTTGCCTCTGATAAGGGTTTGTTCAAAATTTTAGCTCTATTTTTGAGCTCCGCCACTTCAGTTGAGTCAAGACCCTTAATGGCTTCTTGAATTTCTAAAATGGCATCTACATCTATATTTGGCTTTGCCTTTTGCAGCTCTTCTTTGGCTGCTTTGGCTTCTTCCTCGGCTTTTTTCATCCGAGCATATAGCCGTTTTTCCCTGTCAGTTGGCTCGTCTTGGTCTTTGGTTTCTTTTTTGGGAGTTTCCTTCTCCTCCTTTGGAGTTTGTTCAGAACCTTCTTCGGGTTCTTCAGGGGTCTCCTCTTCCTCTGGATTTTGTTGAGTTTTCTCTTCTTCAGTCATATAATTTTTTGCGATTATGACTTAATCGACCTTTACTCGTATTGCTCTTTTACCCTTGTGGGTAAAGTTTCCCGTTTTTTTAATTTGCTTTTTATTTCTATCAATTTTTTAATTGCTAATTGCCTGCCAGTAAGGATAATTGTTTTCTCTTCAGAAGGTATGCCTATAATTGTCCTAACGGAATCAAGTTCGGCTATTTTCTCATCAATTAAATCTTTAACTGCTTCTCCTTGAGAAGTATTAGCCATATTTTTTAATATCTTTTCCCTCATTTCTTTTTTCATACTCTTGTTTCAGCCGAAGCTGGGGCTATTGTTGGTATTTGCGGTCGGCTTACTCCTCCCCCCACTCCTTTTTCTGGGATTAACCTTTCAATTCCTTTTTCCGTTTCTTCATCTAAATCTAAATCTGCTGGTCTAATTCCTCTTGCTTCCATTATCCTGAATAATATTTTTCTTTTAATTGGGTTAGTAAGAGCAGTCGGGTCAGCTGTTATTGCCTGTAAGATAAATATCAAGTCATTTGTGAAGGCGGTAATATCCTTTTGCTCTCCTGTAATAATGATATTTATATTATCCTTTAGGTTTTTGTAGAAGTTTTCTGGTATTTTAGCTAATATCTCTTTGCCTTGTTTTACTTTTTCTTCTATCGCCGCTTTTATAGTTTCAAACCTCTTTTTGTCTGGCAAACTCTTTTTCCTCTTAATAAAGTCAAACAGAGCTTCGGTAGCTTTATGGGAGATTATTGTTTTTCTAACCTTGTCTAAATCATTGCCAGCAATTCTTAATATGTGTTCTTTGCTGTTTTCCTGCTCAAACCAAGGAAGTATTTTCTTAAACAGGTATTCTTTAACATCTATCGCTATGTCTTCCCTTAATTGGTTAAACCAACCGCCGCTCATAAAAGCAGCTAATTGGGCTGAACCTAATGGAGTTCCTGCTGGCAGACGTTCACCTTGAACAACATCATAAGCAAATGACAATTCATCTCTGTTTTTCATCCATTTTTCCGTTGCCAGATTAAAGTAAGACAAGTTCCTTTCTGTCATATCTATCGGGTCTATGCGAGAATCAGATGTCAAAACCTGTCCGTCTACAACCTCGTCATTTAAGTTAATATTTACATCTTCGCCCCTTGTCTGCCAAACATGTAAAGCGGCATAATAATCGCCTTTTGCTTCTAAATTAGCTATTTCGTTATGCCTGACCTGCGGTTCAAACAAAGTTTCCACAACTCCAACTCCAAGCCATCTGCCCGGGATTTTTAATCTGTGGAATTCAAAATAAGGGTGATTTTCTATTGTTTCTTGCTGTAAAACTACCCCTGCGTGGGGAATTGTTTCTTTGGTAATCGAGTCTTCTTCATCTCTGCCCACATCAGCTATAATTATCCTTTGATATTTATAATCGCTGTTTTCGTCTGGATACTCCCCGTATCTTTCATAAACGGTTAAGTGGGTTTCATCGTTCATTTCCCTGAATTTTTCCAAAGCTAAATCGGCTTTTTTCCAGCCGAGCTTTTTAGATAATCTCTTAAATTCAACAGGCGTGTAAAGATGAGTTTCTATTATGTAGTTAGCGGCGTCTAATGTATCTGTTGTTTGTTCAACAACGAAGTTCCTTAAATCAACGAAATACGGAACTCCTTTAATGGTCTTGATAACCACCGAACCAAACTTGGGTCTTTCGTCAAATATCCTATTTAATACTTTGCTGAAGTTTTTTTCCTTCATCCACGACTTTAAGTCCCTTTCCATATACCAAGTTTTATTGGGGTCTCCGCCGTGGGTTGTTTCCATTTTTATATCTTTTAAATCAAAGTCAGTTGCTTTCCTTTCCACCCCGCAGGGATTTAAGATAACATTATAGAAATGCTTTTTCTGCCCCTCGTTATCCCTGCTTCCCGTGCGAAACTTTGAATTCAAATAGCGGTATATTCTTTCTATGGTTTTCTTTTGGTTAAAAGAAAAGCCGTCAACTATGTTGATTTCAGTATTTTGAAACTCCTCTATTTCCCGTTTAATCTGTTTAAGCATTTTTTGTTTTTAGATGACCTTTATAGGTTTTACCGCTTTTAAGAAAACAAATATGGCGGTATTTTCCTTTTGGGACACCCCATCTTTTGCTGGGACCTGTAATAGTCCTTATTTTGCCTCCTTTTTTACGGCAGTTTTCGAAACCTTTGGGCATATTATAATTCTGTTATTTGCTTAATAAGAACTTCAACCTTTGCAGAATCAATAGTACCGACAGGAGCTACATCCCACGCTCTTGTCGCTTCTAAAACAATTCTGCGGGCTTCTTGCTCTTTTTTGGGTTTTTGCTCTTTTTTCTTTTTTTTAATCATATTGATATAATCTTTTTTTAAATGATTTAGACCTTTCTACGGCTTTTGTAGCCATTGTTGTTGGGGTAATCCCCCAATATGCTAATAATGTGCTCATAATATCGTCATCGTGAAATCCTCTTTGAGCCCCCGCCCCCTTTTGGCGGGCTTCATCTGACCAAATAAATGTGTTTAGTTCGTCAATGGTCTCTTGGTCATATATTCTGGGAAATCCTTTTCTTAATAAATCTTGAAAGTGCGATATTAAAGCTTGTTTAGTTTGGTAATTAGTATTGAACCCGAGTTTTTCTGTTTCTCTCTTTTCTCGGTAATCCATCTGCATTCTTTTATATATCCTTAAATCGGCTATTTGTTGGATTAACGCTGTTCCAGAAGCATTGCTCTCTGGAATAATCAGCGGTTTCTTGTATTTATAATAAAGATATTTTACTTTTTCAGCTAAACCTGGAATTGTCGTATATCCGTTAAACTTGGCAACTTTTCTTCCATCTAAACTAACAACTGATATTGATGAAGGGTCAACTGAACCCTCTGACGGGTCAACTCCCATTTGATATAAGCCCCATTTTGGCTGTTCGTAAATCTCGCATCCTTCTTCTACAGCTAATGGCGGCTTAACCAAACTTCTCATCTTTTTAATATATTCATCGGCAAACACCGCTCTGCTGGTTAAAACATCTGGTGTCCATTCCCCGTAAACATATCTCTTGATATAGTTTTCATCGTGCTGTAATTGGTCTTCTAAATAATCATCTGGGAGATTGTCTTTGTTATCCATCATTGAACCCTGATAATAAGCTCTGTCTGTCGGCGGTTCTTTTGGAACAACCCATTTTTCATTATAATAATTCTCTTTCTTTACAAAATAGTGGTATCCCCAATAATTAGCTGGGTTGGTGGTCATATTCCCTTGCCTAACAGGAACATTCCGCCTCATTCTGGTTCTCAATGTATTAAATACTTCGTATTCCACTTCTTCTAATTGGTCTATAAAGAACCCCCCTATGTTAATGCTCTTTAACTTCTGCTGGGCTTTCTTAATATCCGCCATATTCCCTTGTTGTAAGCTGTCTAACCCAAATAATATAATCTTTGAACCGTTATAAAAGTTAATCACAGCGTCTTTAACTCGGTGGTGATACCATTTTGCGGGCATTAAATCAAACAAATCTGGCAATATAGCCCTTTCTATGTCTTGAAGCGTCTTTCTGCCTAATACTAGGCTATTATTTGGAAAACACTTGCAGGACAGTATTAACTTAATGTAAAGAGCAAGCGATTTGCCGCAACCGTAACCGCCTGAATACAAACAAAACCTGTCTTTAAAGTTAGAAATAAACTCTCTTTGGTTTGTGGAAAACTTGTATTTCTTGCCATTAAGCTCAATTTCATCTAATTTAATCTCTCCTTTTACCAGCCCCTGCCCTAATTGTTCCCATTCGTTAGTTCGTGTCATATTCCACGTCTTGAAATATCCATCTTGACGGTAGATGCCTTGTAATATCCAAAAGGTCTATCATTGCCTCTTCCTTGGTCTTTTTAACCTTCTTCCAGTTGGGTATCCAATATCCTTTTTCTTTTAATTCTCTTAAGGGCTTTTTATCTAAATCTTTAAATAACTGCTCTTGATTATCTGTGACATTATCTGTGACATTTTTTCCTTTTCTAACCGAATTTTGGCGGCATTTGTCACAGCAATATAAGGCATCTTGTCTCTTACTTTCAAATCTCCCTCCGCATATTTTACACCTTTTTTCGTATATTTTCATCATATTTAAGTTAAAATTTAGTATGTGTAGAGGGGCTATATATACACATTTGAACCTAACTCGACTTTGCTCCCCTCCCCCCCCTTTATATTCAAATTATGCTTATTTACGCTTATATCGCACCTTATCAGACATATATTTAAGTTATTTAAGGCAGTGTGTGTGGATAAAGTAAGTATATTTAAGTATATTTAAGTATATTTGGGCGTATTCAAGTATATTCAGGCGTATTATAAGTATATTAATAGTTTATCTTTATATCTTTGTATCTTTCTTTTGGAGCCGATTTTTAAGATACTTTAACCTTGCTTTGCCTTTTTAACCGCCTTAAAAGGGATTAGAATAGCTTGTATTTTAACTCTACCTTTATATTAGCCGATTTTAGCCGATTTCTTAATTATTTTTGCTTATCTTTATTATTACATCACCGGTATCTATTTCTTGGGGTTCTTGGGGTTCTAACTTATCTAACATTGTTTTAATGGCCGTGTTGCTTGCTCCTTTGTCTTTTTCTTGGCGGGCGTTTCTTGCTTGTATTTCTGCTATCTCTTCAAGGGTTATTTTGCCCGCTAAAACATCAGCATACCTTTGTTTTTGCTTTTGATATGTTTTGGTGTTTTCTATTCTGGTGCCGTGATTATTCTTTGTATTATATGCTTCTGCTTCAGCTTCCTCTTGGGTTTTGCCTTTTAACTCTCTTTCTTGAAAGTATTTTCTGATGCGCTTTTCTGTGTTTTTAATCATAAAAAAACCCTGTCTCCTTATGCAGGGATATGTTAGAGTTTATTTTAAAACCAATTGCCATTACATATACATAGCATAGGTAATTTTAATTGTCAATAGGATAGCCGTTTTTAGTTATCCACATCTTTACTATTGACATTGATGTTGGCTTTTGCTATAATTTAATTAGAGGATAATCTTTTTTCCTCATTCAGCACATTATACATTCCTTTGTTTCGTGGTATAAGGTCGTGGACTTATAAGTATATTTTAAGCCCGCAAGGGTATTTTTTTATAGGTTAACTCTTTTAAGAGATATTTAACCGCCAAAACTCCTTGCTATTATATACTCCTTTGTTCCCGCCATTCGTTAGGACCACGAAACTAACGGACAACGGACAGAGGAGTGTATAATGGCTGGGAGTTTATTAGTTTAACCAATAACAATACTATGGAAACAAAATATATGAGAGAGTTAAGAGATAAAAAAGAGCAAAACCTGCGGTCAATAGGATTTGCTCTATTCCTGATTATGGTTGTTTTAGGTGTAATGCTTGCTCTTTAATTGCGTCTATTGTATTAAAGAGGTATTTTGCCTTCAATAAAGATAATCTTTTACCAGCTCTGTGAAATATCAGGGCTGTTTTTTTCTTTAATAATCATCTGCTCTTTACACTTTTTACAATAATAAGTTCCCCAAACTCCAAATAATTCTTTTGTTATTCTATGATAGGGTTTGCCTTGTTTGCTTTCAATTAACTCGCCACCACATTCAGGACAAGTTATTTTTTGTTTTCTACTATTTCTCGCCATATTTCTATTATTTTTAAAAGCCATTTTTCAAACTCCTGTTGACATTTATTACATAGATACATTTTAATTATCTTGTAGTCAATCTCTGCTCCCTTCTTCTTGTGGCATTTTTCGCAGTTTGTTAAAGAGTTTTTCATTATATTTTTTATAGTTTCTTTCTATTTCGCTATGGCATTTAGCACATACGAGTATAGTTTGATTAAAGTCGGTTAAGAGATGTTGTTGTTTGATATACCAATCTCTTTTGTGGCGGTGGTGAAAACTCATAGCAAATATTCCCATACAACCCTCTAATCTTGCTTCACAGCTTGTTATTCCTTTTTTGAGATAGATTGGTTCTAATGCTTCGTTTATTTCTTTACTGCTTAATTTAGCTTTTTTTGATTTCATCTATTTTTTCTTTTAATGATTTAATTGCTTCTTTTTTGGCCCGTTTTTTAGCTTGTTTATCTTCTTTGTTCATAGGCTCATCCTTTCAACCACAATATCTTTATTCTCTCACTATTTTTAATTTCCCAAATATCACTTATTTCCCTTGCCTTCCCTTCTTTTACCTTTTTCCTTGCTTTATTTTCTGCTTTTTCAATATTTTCTGCTACAACAGTGGTGATAGTGTCATCTTCTAAAGAGCCTTGCCCATCAAATTTAAATATATATTCTTTCATAACCATCTCTTTTATTTTTTCTTTTTCTTTCACTTTCTTTAATAGGTCTTGTTTTTGCTGGTCTAATTTAGAGAGCCAGAAATCGGCTATTAAATCTAAATCTGGATTTACATAAATAGTTTCATATCCCAAATGTTTTGCCTTTACAAATTCATCATTATCATACTTCTCTCTAAACTCTTTTATTATCTCTTTATTCATAGTTATTTAATAAATCAAGAATTTCTTTGTTCCTTTCATCATAGCCATCTGCCCTACCTCTATTATACTCACTTCCTTGTCCTGTAAAACAAGAGATGTTGTTTCTTATTTTCCATTGTATCTTCTCTCTTTCTTCTTGGCGGGCTTGGTCTAATTTAGAGAGCCAGAAGTTTTCTGTTGCTAAATAATAATCAGCTAATTGACATTGAGAACATCTTGTATCTCCAATTAGTCCTGTTTCTTCACATCTCCCACACTTTCCAAACCTCTCTCTAAACTCTTTTATTATTTTTTCTTTGCTCATACTATTTTAGTTTAAAAGGTTTTTAATCGTTCAATAAGCTTGTCGATATACCAACAATCATTTCCTCCCTCGTCTGTAAAAGTTCCTTCTTGATTTTGTTGGACTTCCTTTATTATCTTCTCTAATAATTCTTGTTTTTGGGCTTGTAATTTAGAGAGCCAGAAGGTTTCTATTCTATCCAGCCGAGAACCATAAAGCGGGTCATTAAAATCAGGAAACCTCTCTCTAAACTCTTTTATTATTTTTTCTTTATTCATATCTTATTTATTAAGGGCTGGCTTTATGCGAAAGAGCCATTTAAAATACGACCGCTTTGTATTCACCCTTTTTTTATATTATTTTAATAATTGTTTAATATCTTCTAATGCTTGATTAACTAAGTCAGCTAAATCACTATCACTCCATTTTTCGCCACAATCACATATACAAACATCAAGTTCTAATTTAAATCTTTCTAACAATTTCTTTTCCTTCTCTAATAGGTCTTGCTTTTGGGATTGGAGAATAGGAATAAGCACTCGTTCAAATAATTCAGCGTCTTTACGAGGATATTTCTTGTATAGGTCTTTTATTATTTCTTTTTTATTCATAGATTTATATTATTATTGGTTTTCTAAAAATTTAACTATTAAATCATCTCTATGTCCACACTTTTCGTTCCAACTTCGCATATAGCCACTTCCACACTGTCTAAACTCGCCACGCCAAACATTTTCTTTACCTTCAAACATTTTCAAAACTTTCTCTTCAAAATCATTTTCGGGTGTTAAAATTAACCATTGTTCTTTTTCTCTTGTAAGTATTTGAGATTTCATATTATTTATATTATTAGTTGATTACTTCTTCTTTATTCATAGTTTTATTTTTTAGTTTTCTTATCTAACCATTTCCAAAAATTCCAAGCGGTTTTATCAAACTTTCCGTCTTTATTATATTCAGCAATAAAATCGGCTAATTCATTTAAAGAAAATTTAATTCTATCCCTATATTTAGTTAGTTTATTCTCTTTTTCTTTATTCATTTGTTTCTCACCTATGATACACTAAAATATTAGTGTATCATATTTCTATATTTATGAGATACTAAATTAGCCGAAGATACCCGATTTGCCCATTTTTTCAATCTGTTCTTCATCATCTTTGCCGAATACTCTTTCAAATTGGTCGTTATCTTTTTTATTTAGATTGCTTTTAAACCGCTGGAATGAAGACATCTTTTCATATCGCTTGGCGTCTGCTTCTTGTTCTGGTTTAAACTCTTCTTCTTTAAGTATTTCTCTAACTGACCTTTCTATGCCCGCAAAGTCCTTAAAGAAGCTCATTAGTTGGTTTTTAGTGGCATAAATCTTAAAACCATAAAACTCTTCTCCAAACTTCCAATAGGCATTAGCTCGGTTGTATCTGGCTTCTGGGTGTTTTCTAAATACCAGACGCCATTTTTCTTCTTTGCTCATTTTATATGAGTAGAAAGCCATTGACCCATTGCGTCAATCCTTTCGTTTAAATCCTTGAAACCTTTTTGTAATTCATCTAATATAATAGCATTGCCATTTCCAGCTGAAGGCATTGATGTTTGAACTTTGGGTGGGTGGTTCTTATAATTCGGGCAAGACATAAATGCTTGATATGGCTTACCTGTTTTTTTTGATATTCCAGGCGGGCGAAGAACCATTTCTTCCCCGCATATAGGACATTTTTTATTCATACTATTTTAATAAGTTAGGGTTTTGATAGATATTGATAATTATTGGTCATATTATGTTTCTACTTTTAATGTTTGATATTCCTCAATAGATATGTGGTGTTTCCAAGCCATACATTCATCGGCATTTTTGTTTTTCCCGATTTTTGGGTCTATCCCAGACATATATTCTCTGCCTGTGCTTGGGTCTTGATACTTTAAAAAATAAGCGGGGATATTAAACACATCTTCTACTAACCATAATTCATTGCCTCTTTGGGATTTATCTAATAATTTGCCTTTTTCCTTTAAGAACTGATTAGGCGGGCAATAATTCATCGCTTGGGTTCTTTGGTCTATGTCTTCTATTTCCATTACTTCTTTAAATGACATTTTTCTACTAACTACTTTTTCCCATAAGTCCTTTGGAAATTTTATCCCGTTTAAAAAATATATCCCCGTATTATCTTTCCATTTTACTGCTGGATAGTGTTCAGAGTGTAAATTGCCGTTATTCCAACTACATTGGGGTTTTTCGCATACAAATACTACATTACCGCTAAATAGACAAATTGGGAGATTTAATAAAATATCAAAGTATTGTTGTAATTTGTCCTCATCAAACTTAACTCCAACATACTTTCCATAATCATACCAGCCAGCATAATCATACAAAAAATAAGAAACATAGCTACAAAGCTGGCTGTAAAGCTGGGTATCAAGCTGGCTGTAAAGCTGGGCATCAAGCTGGCTGCGAAGCTGGGCATCAAGCTGGATATCAAGCTGGGTATCAAGCTGGTTGCGAAGCTGGGCATCAAGCTGGATATCAAGCTGGGTATCAAGCTGGCTATCAAGCTGGTTGCGAAGCTGGGTATCAAGCTGGGCATAAAGCTGGTTACAAAGCTGGCTGTAAAGCTGGGTATCAAGCTGGCTGTAAAGCTGGGCATCAAGCTGGCTGCGAAGCTGGTTGCGAAGCTGGGCATCAAGCTGGATATCAAGCTGGGTATCAAGCTGGCTGCGAAGCTGGCTACAAAGCTGGGTATCAAGCTGGGTATTACATTTCAACTTCTTTCCGTTGGTAGCAACCTTAATCAAATCAATAGTATTTTGTAAGCTTTCTCCTATAATTACTATTTTATCTTCTTTAAAAACTTTCTTAACTATTTTTTTAACCCGACTTCTATCTATTGGTTTAGAAGCCAAATCTACCCATTTTTGGACATAAACGGGGATTTGGGCTTCTTGTTCTGGGGTTAACTTAGTAATCATATTTAATCTACCACACGCTTTGCCTTTTTTGCAAAATAATCATATTCCTGCTCGTGGCTTATAAAGTAAAGACCTTTTTCAATAGTAATTGGCTTATGTTCTTGGTGGGTTAATTGAGTAGGTTCTTTTAATTGAAGATGTTTATTGCCCGAATTGTCTTCTAAAATATCAAATTGGTCTTCTCTTCCCTTTACAAGCTTGTGATGATGGCCCGTTGCTTCCCCATAAGCCAAAATAGGGTTGTTTATCTTTTTTAAGTTTTTTGGCAGTTCGGTTATTTCTCTGATGAGAATATCCCCCTGCCTGTATATTTTTTTATCGGTCATTATATTGTGAGCAATATTCATCCCATAGTTCTTGGGCTGTTCTCTGCTCTTTATCTTTATTTATTAAGTGCCCGCAAGTTTCTGCGAACTCGTCCATCGTTTCGCAGTTTTGGAGGCATTCTTCTATATCTATAAATTGTTTATCTTTTTTATTCATAATTAAAAGGGCTCATTTTTTCTATCCGTGTCAATATCTTCATCTAATTCTTCTGTTTCCATTTGGAGTTGATTATTTATTTCATTTACTTCGCCGTCTTTTATTTCTTCATTTAATTGTTGGTTAGCATTCATTTTTTGGGCGAATTCTTTATTAGCACTTTCAGCTTGGTCCGTGGATATTGTTCTATCTAATAACGACCTTTTTTTATCTTCGGCTATTTCCCATAAAGCATCTATCCACTTTTTAATGTGTTCTATATTCTTTTTATCGGCGGGATAGCCATTAGATACTAATTGAGAAGCATCGTGGAAATAGCCACCAATTCTGATTGGGATTTCTCTCTTATATCTGATTTCGTCCCATTCTGCCTCTGTTTTTTTAGAATAGTTGTTGTCTTTTTTATATGCCATAATTTTATTTAGGTGGCGTTCACTTACTTGGGTTTTCCTTTAAATCTTCCCCAGTGTTGCCTTGTACTTCGGCTTCACTTTGGATACCACTTTTAATTACTCTATAAAATGTAGCTAATGGTATATCTAAAACATCCGCCAAGTCTTTCATTGTTATTTCATTCTTCATTTCCGCCCATACCTTACATATTATTTTATTTCTTATTGCTTTTCTTGTTTTTTTATCCATAAATTGTTTCCATTTCTATTATCATTTTAGCATACCCAGAGATAATGTCAAGATGTTAATAACTATAAATCTATCACCGTATTATATTCCACCTCGTTTTCCTTTTGGAATTTATTAGCCTCTTTGGCCGCTTCCTCTAAAGTATCAAATTCAGGAAACTTATCGCCATACTTCCCACCACTTGCATCTCGGTGTTCTATTATCCACTTGTTGTTTTTTTTGGCTATTAAAATGTAGTTATTGGAGGACATATCTTTTATTAGGTGTTAATTTAATGGGGCTTCTAAATAGATATCTTTACTAATATCATAAACCGCCCAACCAGATAAACCTCCAAGTATTCCTAAAATAGCCAGAACTATTAAGATTAGAAATGTTTTAAGTATTTTCATATTATTATTTAGTTATTATCTTACCTTTGCAAAGAGGGTCTTTCTTTTACCGTCTAAGCAAAAGATTATTATCTCACCTTTCCCCAGCATTAGAGGACTGGGTTCCTCAGTATGGCATATAGGATTTGGTTATAGTGAGCGTAGACCCTCAAGAAAGCACCAACCAATTTAAGTCGTTCCTATAATTTGACTTTCTACGACTGTGAAAATTATTTCCTCGGTTCTGGGCGGGATTTCAGCTTAATGCCGAGACAGGGCTTTCGCCCTCCTACCCAGAACCCAAGAAATAATCTTGGGTAGTTTGCTTTGCTATGCTTTGCTCGGCTCTGCTTTGCTATACTAAGCTAAGCTCCGCTCTGCTTTGACTTAAAAGCCCCCTACCGATGAAGGCTGGGGGCATAAGTTTGAATTCAAGCTTATAATGATGATACCTTCATCGGATATTCCCATTATAGCATACCAAGAAGTAATGTCAATAGCTAAACAAAACCTGCCCAATTAAGGGCAGGAATTACTTGTAGCCAATCCTTCCTTTCTCATAACTTCTATGGGTTTATTGGAAAATCCTGTTCCCCCTTTGAAATTTCCTCTAAACTTCAAATAAGGGCGGTAGCCATTATCCCAAAGTTATAAGCAGGTGAGGTTTCGCTTAAATACAATTATCTTTTGTGCCCCATCTCCACAACTGTCCATCAGTTATGAGGCGGTCAGCACATTCTATTTGCAAAGAACAATCCATTATGTCATCTAACAATCCATATTCTTCCACGCATTTTTCTTGCCAAGTTATTTTACCAAATTGTAAACACCCAAATTTCGGCAAACCATCTATATCACAAGGATTTATAGCATTGTGGTTTCCACTGCTTTCTTTCATTATCAGACATTCTATTAAATCGCCATTAGTATAAACATAAGGCAGGTAAGTCGGAGAAATAGAAATTAAGGTGTTAAAACCTAAATAAATACCTTCTAATTCCCGTTTTAAGGGCTCTCTCGCTGGTTTTTGGGCAAAAATGGTAGTAGACACCATAAGCCATAATAATAGCACCAAAATCAACAAAAGGATATACAAGAAAAAGCGTCTATTATATGGTTCTTCTAACATTATTTCTTAACTACTTTGGTGATGTCAAATAATCCAGAAGCGGAAAGTCCGCAGGCAAGTCCTGTCAATATCGTCAAAGGAGTAAAAGTTAGTGTTCCGATAAGATTTAATCCAAAGCCAACAACTAATGCGACTAATGGAAGGAACCTTCTTGGGCAACCCACTCTCTTGATTATTTCGGTAACGCCAGTTGTAATAAGAACTAACGCACTGAATGATAAGAGTTCACTCATAATATTTCCTCTGTTAAGTTAATAATATGACCTTTAGCCCAGTTTCATTGAAAGGGGCTCATATCTCCATTTATCTATTGTAAACTTACTACCGTCATATAGCTTACAGCTATCTTTAATAGCGTCGTAAAAATAAATGTTATAATCAGGCGTTATCAAACAATTCCAAAAGTGCCCAGACTTCCACCTGCCCGTATTAACATCATAAATGTGCCCGTGAACAGAGCCAGCCGAGTTTATCCCAAATATCTCTGACATTCTGGCTGAAAAGGAATGCGTAAAATTGTCGCAATCGTGGCGTTCCTTTCTATATTTCTGTTCTTTTGTCCAATCATATTCTATTATTTCTGTCCAATCACTTAAAGGAATTAAATAATATGTCCCGTCGTGGAAAGTTATGTTTTTGAAATACTTGCCGATTTTCGCCTCTATTTCAAAAGCACCAACCTTAATTGGCTTTAAGTTAAAAGATTTCCTAAGTATGGACATTCCATTGGTTATTAATGTCCTACCAAGTTTGCGTCCTATTAAATCTATTTTAGTAGCCATGATAATAGCGGGGGAGTAGTTGCGAATAGCCCGCTTTTTTGAAGTTGTCCTATCAGGACATCTTGTTTTTGTTGAACTTTCGCCCAACTACTCCCCTTTGGATTAAGCCCCTTAACGGAGCAAAGAACGATAGGTAGGACAGGGACTTTGTTAGTGTATCCTACCCGTTGACCATAAGACAGCCTGTTGGTGATGGCGTTTCTTGATGCGAACTCTGATACGGAGGTCATCTATTCCACAATGGTGCAGAAGATATGAATGAAAACGGGTTATCTTATCTCTGCTGTTGAGAACGTGTTTCCTCATATCGTCTGAACAAATACTGATGGCCTCTATGCTTGCGGATTGGTAAACATCCATTAATTTCAGGTAAATTTCTCCTACTTGAATTGCGTCGCTGATGTGAAACCAAATTCCCTGTTTTGGACAAATGGTTTGCCATAATTCACCTTTCATTTCGCACCTCTACTTTCTGGCTGTCTTATTGTATCACACATAAAGAGCAATGTCAAGTTGAAAACTATTGTCTTTTATTCTATCTCCTATTCTACTGGCTAATATTTTGTGGTGCCATTATCAGAATTAATCTGTATTCCCACTGGATTTTCAACCAGCATATAACCAGCAGAGTAAGAGACAGAATATTTAAAAGAACTATTTACTTAACAATATATTTATAAGACCTGCGATTAAAGCTCCTACAGAAGCTCCTGCTACTAACCAGTAGTTTTTCTTTAACCAGTTTAAATCGGTTTTCACCTTTGCCATATCTGTTTGAATTTTTCCCATCTCGTGGTTCATAGTAGCGATATGACCTTCTACCGTAGCTATTCTTCTGTCTTGTTCTTCGTTTTTAACTCTATTTCCGTTGTTATTTTCCATTGGCTTTTTATTGTTTATTATTGACATAGACCTTTATAAACTTTCCCCTAATTTATTGCTAATATAATTAAAACATACCCCGTGAAGCTCTACTGTATCTGTAATGGTGTCTTGGACATCAGCTGAAAGACGGGTTAATTTGAAAGAAATAGTAGCATCAGTATCGCTTGGAGCGTTTATTCCTGCAACATTAGCGACTACTAATCCGTTAGCAGTAGCGGACGCTGAACTGACTATCGTAATGGTTTCTTCCCCGTCTTGGGTTAAATCTTCATTTTCTGAAAACCAGCGGTATTTTAATTGCCATTTTACATTTCCTGTTGAAGCCGAACTCCACCCAATTCTTAATGTTGGAGGTTCACTTCTATCCATACTGTAAGGAATAGCAATTCTCCAGCTTACGCTTTCTTGGTTTGCCTCTACTCCCTCATCAGAGAATTCCCACGCCGAAGTTTCTAATGTTCCAAATGATACTTCAGTAGCTGGTTTAGCGCCCGGCGCTTTTATTCCTGCCGCATCTATCCATAAGTCCTTGGTTACTCTGGCTGTTCCGTGTAGATTTATTTCGCCATCTGTTTTTATTTCAGTATAATTAGTTTCTCCGCCAATTGTGGCTTCTCCAGCGATAATGCCATGTGCTCCTAAATCTAAATCGGTTGTAGCTCCTGTGTAGGGGACATAGCCAGATAAATCTGGCACGAGACGCCACTCTGCTCTGTCCCAGTATTTTAATACCCCTGACGGTGCTTCACTGGGGCTTGGGCTTGGGCTTACCGAAGGCGAAGGGCTTGGGCTTAATGAAGCACTAGGCGAAACGCTTGGCGACGGGCTTGGCGAGACAGAGGGGCTTAATGAAGGCGATAATGATGGAGAGAGAGAAGCCGATGGGCTAACAGACGGGGATACGGACGGACTGGGACTTGGTGAAATACTGGGGCTTAAACTGGGGCTTTCTGACGGAGATGGTGAAGGAGACAAGCTGGGAGAGATAGATGGACTTAATGAAGCTGACGGGCTAACACTGGGAGATACGCTTGGACTAGGGCTGGGAGACAAGCTGGGCGAAAGCGAAGGACTAGGGCTTGGACTAACGCTTGGGCTTAAGCTAGGGCTGGGTGAAGGACTAATAGATGGTGATAACGATGGGCTTGGTGATGGTGATAACGATGGAGAAGGACTTTCTCCGATTGACGGAGAAGGACTAGGCGATATACTGGGGCTTATAGAAGGACTATGACTGGGCGATAAACTTGGGGACAAAGAAGCGCTTGGACTTATAGATGGTGAAACACTCGCACTTTCACTTGGGGAAGGACTTGGCGACAGGGACGGACTAACGCTCGGGCTTGGCGATGGTGAAATACTGGGAGAAAGAGAAGCTGAAGGACTTAAACTTGGACTAGGAGATGGTGAAATGCTGGGTGATAAGCTGGCACTTGGGCTGATAGAGGGTGATGGACTTGGCGAGACAGAGGGGCTAATAGAAGCAGATGGGCTTTGAGAGGGCGAGGGAGAAGGAGAAATACTTGGTGAAACTGAAGGCGAAGCACTAGGCGAAGGGCTAGGCGATATACTCGGACTTAATGAAGGACTAGCGCTTGGACTAGGGCTTGGGGATAGCGAAGGGGATAAACTCGCACTAGGGCTTACAGACGGAGAAACACTTGGAGATGGCGATGGGCTTAAACTCGGTGATAAAGAGAGCGATAAAGAAGGACTTGGCGACGGGCTGACAGACGGGCTAAGAGATGGGCTGGCAGAACCAACCGCTGGCACCCAGAATATCCCTTGTTTTTTAAACATCTGAAAGGGATTTGTATAAAGAGCTTTTATTTCATCAGCACTCAACGCCCTATTATATATCATTACATTGTCGAGTTCGCCGTTCCAAGAATTACTACCAGTGAAAGAAATCGAAAAGTCGAAATCGCTATTCGTTATATCCTTACCGTTAAACGAGCTAATACTGAAAGAGCCTACATTCTGCCCGTCCAAGTAGAATGTGACATTAGCACTTCTGTCAGCCACAGCCATCACATGATGCCAATTGTTATCTTGAATCCCTAATGAACTGTTTGAAACAGGATATATCCTTGTTGAACCATCTGAGATAGAAAGAGACAACCTGTCATTTGTATTATTATAAAAAAACCAATATCCCTCAGTGGTTACAGTATTTCCTCCTTTAATAACAATAGTCTGAAATTCGTTGGCCTGTGTCTTTATCCATGCTGAAATAGTTATATCTGAAACACCCATTTCTAAGATTGAGGGATTTCCACAATCAACATAATCCGAAGTTCCATCAGAGTTTAGGCAAGAGCCGTATTTGCCAGCAGTAAAATGTGTATCTGCTTGTAAAGTGCCTGTATTCCCGTATCCACTTAAATCATAGACCTTACTACCTCTCCCCTCATTCATTAGCCACCACCCAACTAAACCTTTAATTAAAGGGTGGTTTTTATCATACTTTGCCCCTAAATGAGGTTTTTTTATTCGGTGATAAGGGAACATTAGAATTCAAAATTAACTGCTCTATCTTCGTCTTCTGCATCCGTGCTCATTGTGAGAACCGCCACAGGAGTGCAATCTTCTGTTATATCAAAATCTGCTTGGTCAGAAGGCCAGTTTGAATTATCTGGGCTTTCTTCCAAATAGAGGACAAAGTCCCCGTCAGTTGAGGTTACATCTGCGGTTATCTCAAATATACCCTTAACTCCAATATAGAGGTTAGAAGAATTATCTTGAATTGTTCCTTCTGTACTTGCTCCAGCATTACCTAATGTCTCTCCCGTATTCAAAAAGGCAGTATTATCGGTTATATTAGTTCCATAAGCCATTGCTCCAGAAGTCATCTTCCAAGGGGTCATAATAACAGATATTCTCGCTGCGTTATCATAGGTTAAGGTCTGGTCTGAATTATTAACTACATGTAATCTCCAATATTTACTAAGCATTTTTCTTTTATTTATTTAAGTTTATATTTTTTTAGATAGTCCAACACACTATCTATTATTTCTATATCATCATGTAAAAGACCAAGGGCAAAATTACAATTCCTGCAAAGCAATCCTCTTACTATTTTGGTTGTATGACAATGGTCAACTCCTAGTCCACCTTTTACTTTGGACTGATGTTTTCCACAAATAGCACAACAACCATTTTGTTCATTAAACAACTCATTATACTCCTCTATCATTATACCGTATCTTCTTCTTAATCTGCTTCTTTTAGACGCTATTTTAAATTTATTGGTTTTTCTATACCTTTTAATAGTATCTTTATATTTTTTACTATTACGATATTTTTTGCCTCTTTCTTTTTCTTTTTTTTTATCAAGCATAATAAGCTGGTAATATTACTCTCTCGCTTCTAAATTGGACACCCCTGAACTTTCAAGGTCGCCTATCATAGAAGCTATATTAGTTTGTCTTGTGCTATACTTCTGCCAGTCCGACCAAATGGCATCTAAAATAGCTGTCTTATTAGCCGCTGTATCTACTTTTCCTGTGGTTGTAGTTGTAAATGTGCTTTCATCTGTGTCGTCTGTTCTGGTTGCAGATACTTTAACTGTCTTTTCCGATATGCTTATCGGTGTTATGGTTAATTTCCAAGCCATATTATTTTAATTTGTTTAAATCTTCCTCTTTCCAACCTTTAACTGGCATAAACTTTTTAACCAGCCAAGAAAGAGGTTTTATTTGTTTTTTGTATTTGTTATTCCAAAATAAATCTTTAATATATTGTTTTGTTTTAACCACATCTTTGCCCTTATTTGGATAAGGAAAGCCGAAATCTCCACCTTGCGTCCTGAACATATGGGCATACCAAGTATTGTGGTTTACCAACACCCTGTGCCCTGATAACCACGCCTTACAAGCCAATTCTACGCCTTGATTTCCCCAGCTACCCGCCTTTTCATCACATAGATTTAATTCACTATACAGCTTCTTGGTGCACATAAAACAACTTCCCTGCAAACTCATTGTTTCTGTAAAGCCCGTTTTTCTTTGTTTCTTATAAGTATCAGTTTTCTTCCATTCGTTAAAGTATTGAAAGTGGGGTTCTGTGTCAAAGCAATACGATACGCTTTGGGGTCGTTCCTTTCCTATCCATTTCATATCTTTATAAACTTTACCCCCGCAGTTAGGACATTTTTCTGGGGTTGGTCCTTGATATTTCTTCCATTCGCACTCCTTACATTTCCAGTCAAAAGCCCACAAGTTCCTCATAACAGGCACTATCATAGCATCTTCTCTGCCTTTAAATCCTTTTATCATTTTGCGGTCAAATCCCTTATCAAAGCTACAATGGGCGTCTACTTTCATTACATATCTGCCCCTCGCTAATCTCCAACCTATGTTAGCTCCGCCCCTCTGTCCTACGGGAGTTTTAGAATAAAATATATTTACCCTTTCGTGCTGGGGGATTGGCGGGTTAGGGAAGCTCTCATCACAAACTGCTATTATTTCCGTGTCTGCTTCTATGTTTTTTAAGATATCTTCTATTGTTTCCCGCAAAAATATCTCATTTCTGCTTGGTATAATTATACTCAATTCGCAAGGTTCCATAACATTTTTGTATCCCAAACTGGGATATCTTTTAATTCATATTCTTTAAAGTTTTTACAATTTCTCTTGTCCCTAAAATGTTCTATCTTCGTTCTGCCAGTGCCTGATAGGTTCTTCCCGTGCCTTATGTCTATATTTGGATACTTGCTTATAAAGTTAGCAAATCCGTAATCATCTACATTCCTGCTGTGTCCTGTTCCTGGTTCATATCCATAGAACTTTCTTTCTCTCCCGTTTTCTATTATTTTAATCTTCTTCTCATAATGTTGGATTAAGAGCTCCCTATTGGCACATAATTGGGACAGCCATCGGCAGTCATATTTAACAACTATTCTGCCCTTTAATTTATATTTATAAACATTGTTGTTGTAATAGTAGGTATCATCTCTGGGCGGGTCAAACTCAAAATGCGATGGGTGATATAAAACATCGTGTTCTGCCATAAAGATATAATCTGCTTTGCTTTTCTTTAATCCGTATAATATCTGCTTAAACATCATTAGGTATCCCCTTTCTCCTTTTAGGACATAGTTCTGTCCTATATCAACTGGCTTGTTTAATGACACGGACACAATGGGAAGCCCTATCTTTTTAAGTAATTCTTGAACAAGATTAAATACTTCCTTGTTCTTCATTTTGTTGTCTGTGTAGTATAAGATTGATTTCATTTTACCCAGAACCAAGAAGCGTGCCTGTCGGCTCTATACACTTTAGCGTTGGTATCAGTTAAATATACAGGGGATATGTGATGAGTTTTGGTAAAGTCATCTACTGCTTTTTTAACCTGCCTTATATGTTTGGGGTAGCCGTGAGTATTATAATCATGCCCAGATATTATACCGCCTTTTTTTACCTTTCTTTCCCAGAGAATTATATCCAGCATTACCCAGTTATATTCGTGGTTACCGTCTATATAAACAAAGTCCAAAGATTTATCTGGTATCTTGTTAAAAGCAGTTTCTGATTTTTCTTCTAACCAAACAATATCTCGCCCTTTCATTAGTTTGTGGGACATTTTCTTCATTTCGGGGTGTTCTCTGGCATATTTTTTGCCGCCAGGATAATCATAATACGGGTCAACTAAATACATCTTCAAACAGGGAATGCCCTTAAACATTAAATCACTAAACTCTCCTTTTGCCACCCCTATTTCAGCACCAACCTTATAGCCCAGCTCTTTCCATAGTTTTACCAGCCCAATTCTGTTTAATCCTTTAATAACTCTTGGATATTCTGACGCTTGATTTAAATTATATTTATCTAATATAAACCTGTTAGTTTTTAATCTATCCCATCTTCTGTCCCAACCTGGAATTGGCTTAAACTTCTTTAAAACCATATCAAGGGTTGGTCTTCCTTCTCCTTTAACCCAGTATTGTATGGCATATTTACGGGATTTTTTCCACTCATTGCCTGGCTTCTTATAACCTCTGTCGTTTCCTCTTTTTCCTACCCTCTTCTTTTTATGGGCATACCAAGTATTTCTATTAAGAATATATCTGCCACCTGCTTGGTAGGTTTTTAAGCATACTTCTTGGGCTTCTGCCCCCATAGTTCCATAGTTCTTGTCATCTAACCCACCTATTTTCTCAAAGAACTTTTTATGCATAAACCAGCAACTTCCTTGTGATGTCATTAAATCAATTATCTTTTGGTCTTTTGGAACTCTTGCCGAGTATTCTGCCCAGTCAACTCCTTTAAAAGTGTAATTCGGGTCTTTGGGGTGGCTTATGTATTGGAAGTCATAGTATATTTCTTCTGGATGTTTAGTCCAATTTGCCTTATCTATCGCATATCTTCTTGGAACTATCACCCAATTTTCTTCACAGTCAGTTTTTAATTTGGTATCAAACCCTTTATCAAAGGCACAATGGGCATCGCACTTCATTAAGTATTTCCCTGTTGCCTTTTTAGCCCCCGCATTTATAGCACTTCTCATTCCTTTAACTTCTTTTCTGTGGATATTTATTACTCCTTTGGGCAACTTGGGCTTTACTTCATCTGATACCACTATTACCTCTATTTCCCCTTCGGCTTTATTTAAAAGGTCTTGCACAGTTTGTTGCAGATAAACCTCATTTCTGCTTGGTATTATTATAGATACTTTTTCCATTTTGGTTTTATTATTTTACGATAATAATCTTCCCAGTCATCAAAGAACACTTGAACCGCTTTTTGTGCCTCTGATGTGGGGTAGTTGTGGGTTCTTGAAAAGCTGACGTGTTTGTGGGCAAACCAAGTATTCTTGTTAACTATCATTTTACCGCCTGCTTTCCAAGTTTTAAATATCATCTCGTGGCTGTCTTGTAATAAATGTCCATATTTTATATCTAACTTCTTAATAACCTTCTGCCACCAGCGTCTTCTCATAAACCAGCAAGAGCCCTGCATTCCCATTGTTTCGTCTATATTTGGGCGGTTTGGTCTTTCCCAAGACATACCCGTAAACTTCCTGCCATTGCCTATTTTTTGTATTCCTAATCTCTCATAATCAACAGGTGGTATATCCATTACTTCCCATTTTTCGGGGTCTAAACAATATCTTCTGGGCGTTACTATCCAATTCTTTTCCATATTCTCGGTAATTATTCGGTCAAACCCTTTGGCAAATATACAATGGCTGTCTGTTCTCATTAAATATCTGCCCCTTGCCACTGATACTCCTGCATTTATTGCTTCTCTCATTCCCCTTGTTTTTCCTAAATGTAAGTATTTTACTCTCGGGTCATCTACTATCCTATCTGAACTTTCCCACCAACCATCTAAAATCGCTATAATTTCAAGTTCTGTTTCAGCGTTCTTTAATATGTCTTCAATTGTGGGTTTTAAATACTTTTCTTTATAACTTGGTATTACTATTGACAGGTTCATATTAAAATAATACAATTAAGATAGTTCATTAGAAAGGAGGTGAATTATGGGTTTCCCATCCCCAAAGTCAGGAACTGTATTCTATGAAGACGAATTGTTTTATGCTTGCCTTGCTTTTCACCCAATGTATGAAGGACATGTGATGGTAGTTGTAAAGACTAATTTTCATGATTTGAGCGAACTTCCAGAAAATATTTACTGCCGCTACATGAAACTCATATTTCGCGTTAGAAAAGCGATGCAAAAAGTTTATCAAATCGATAAAGTATATCTCTGTTATCTTGATGAGGCAAATCATGTTCATTGTCATTTAATCCCTAGATTACTTGATGGAAGACCAATAAAAGATGGCTTCAATATGCTTTGTGATAAACACTTTGATTTAACAGACTTTTCTAAAGTTCCTCTCCTGGCTCAAGCCTTGCAATAGCGAGGCTTTTTTAATGAAAGGGGGCAAGGAGAAACCCCCTATTTAGTTTCATCTTCTGTTATTAAATGTTCCATCTCTTCTGTTTTGAAATTATCCAAGATGTATTTGATAATCCTTGATGAGGAACGGAAGCGTGAACCTGGCTGTCGGTCAAGCACCACCATATCTATGTGAAGTTCTTGGCAGAGTTTAATCTCTTCTTTTAAAGTATCGTGGTTAACCTCGGAAGTCCTCACATAAATATCTGGCTTTACTAACCGAATGCCTCTTAAAGCGATATTCTTGTCTGGCTCATCGTGAACCACTATTGCCTCATCAACCGCTTTCAAATTGCTGATAACGGTTAATCTCTCCTTTTCTGAATAAATAGGCAACGCTTTGTGTTTCTTACTTCTTATCCTCTCATCAGAGGTTATCATTACAACCAGATAATCTCCAAATGTTTTGGCTTTGTTAATAACTTCAATATGCCCCGAATGAAACATATCAAAGCTACCGCCAAATAATACTTTTTTAAACATAATTTTCTCCTTAAAAGAACTATGATGTATCCACCCATAAATCCCCAACCGAAGGATTTGAGGGTTCTGTGTCTGATACGGTTATTTTCTTTGTGGGGTCTCCTATTATTCTTGTATCTATTTGTTGTTGTAAACCCATACCCAGCTTTCTGAAATCTGGCATTCCCATTATGTCCATATTCTTTTCAAAGTTCTCTGAAAAACTATCCGAGAAATTCTTTTCAACTTCTTTAACTATCTCTTTAAACTTCGGAATGTCATTTAACCTATTATACACCTCTGCGTGGCTTTCTTGCAACGCATAAAGGTCTTTTCTTAATTCGCTTAACTTGCTTGGGTCTATTTCTTTAATTCTTTCAATGGTCTTTATAACTTTGGTAATCGGCTTTTCTTTAACTATCTGTTCAACTACTTCCCTTTTAACAATGGTTTTAGGTGGCTTTTTTTTTAATACTTCTAATGCGTCTAATATAACTTTGTGGGAACTCCTTATTTCTTCTCTAACGCTGTCTATATCTGGCTTAATAATTGAAATAACATCTTCTTTGACTTTATTAAAGGATTGTTCTTTCTTTTGTTCTTTTTCTTTTTTTAATTGCGTTTTTATTTCTTCATATTCGGCTATTGTTAACCCCTTTCCTCTTAACAAGGTTTCTTTAACTTCTTTTAATTTATTTTGAAAATCGGGAGTAGTTATATCTACGCCCTCTTCAATAGCTTCCTTTTCCATCTTATTTAAGATGGTCATTATCATTTTTTGGATTTTTCTAAATTCTTCTATTGAAATCATTTTAATGTCCCCAATGTATTCTATGATGACATAAAATACAAAGAGTAATACCATTATTAATATTATATCTTAATTCTGGATATTTAGTATATGATTTAATGTGATGCGGGTGAATTATTACTGGATTACCTTTTTTACTTTTGTTCCCACATTCTTGGCAAGTATAATTATCTCGTTCAAAAACTAATTTACGCCATTTTCTATAGTCAATATTATTATAATGTTTATATCTTTTTAATTTAGAAACTCCGCCTTTCCAAAAATGACTTTTTTCTCCCCGATTTGCTAATCCTATCTTTTTTTTAGTTTTCTCTGAAAGCTTCTTACCTCTTTGGCTTATCTTATTAGAAGCCCCTATCTTTTTTTTAGTTTCTTCAGAATGGTGTTTACCTTTATTCCATCCAGCCACCTTGGGTATTTTCCCAATTCTAAATAAGCTCATTTTCTCCTTTGTCTTAACTGAAAGATTCCAATGCTTTCCTTTGTTTAATCCGCAATTTACTCCTATTGTTCTTTTATAAATACCTTTTGGCATAACTATTGACATGGGTCTTTGGGTATGCTAATATGGAATAATCTTGTTTGGGGAGATTACACCCTCAATTTAGGCATAAATATTCGGTAAACCCCTGCTTCCCAAACAAGTGGGGGTTTGACTTTTTAAATCCACTATCAGAGCCTTAGTGGTAGAGTGAGCAAGTGTAAGGATACGCCCTGAATTACAACGCACGTTTGGCAACTATACCGTGCGGCTTGCGAAGGGATGGTAAGGTTGGTTACCTTAAACACGGCGGTAAGTGAGGCGATAGCTGTTTATAAGATATGGCGTTTATAAGGATGCTTATAAACTGATATGCTTATAAATCCACAATTCTTCTAACATTCCCTTCTGTTATGAAGAAGTCATAACTATAACATATCTTAGTGTTTCTCTAAGAAAGTTGCTTAATACAAAATAAATCTAATTAAATCTTTAAAAGAACTATGCGTGAAACTTTATATTTTATACTTTGTTCTGTGGGGGTTTTCTTATTTATCCTTATTAGTTATCATAGTATTAAAAGCCAATTTTAATAAATTCCAACTCCTTTTAAGCTTGGCATTTTTTTTGTTGGTGTTTTTAAAGAAGGCGTTCCGCTTGGTGTTGGCGATACTCTACCCTTATAAGTTTGTAGTCCCACTCCAAATATCCCCAAAACTCCTATTGGCAATAAATCTGGATTATCTTTTGCAATTTCTACTATGTCTTGTATAACCATAGGCACAAACCTTGAAGCTATCTCATCTGTTACCCTTATTGGTTCTCCCACATAATTCTGTCCTTTTAATAGGTCTGTGGCAAAGGAAAATATTGGTGCTTCTTTTCCTTCTATTTGTCTGAACAATATATCATATCTTGTTAATGGTCTATATCCTTCACCTAATGTCATTAACTTTCCTGTAGTTGAGCTAATATATTGACCACTCACCAATTGTGTTGCTGACCTAATATATTGTTGAAAACCAGCTCCGATATCTATTCTAGTATTTCCTATTTTAATTTTAGCAAAATCAGAACTCCTTGGGTCGGTTTCTACTTCTGCTCCCCCTAATTTAGCTAATGTCAAAATACTAGCTGCGACCCCACTAAAAGTCAACAATGATTTCAATGCTTCTTTTCTAACAAATGGGTGTTGGGTTAAATAATATCCAGGGTTTAATAAAGTTAATCTTGAACTCATTAAGCGAGGTGAAAAGAAAAATGTATTTAACGCTGTGGCTGCTCTTTCCAAACTACCCAAAGAACCCCTACCTGTAGCGGCATTCACAAAGTTAGCAATTTGTTTAGTCAAATCTTTATTCGTTTTAGGGCTTAATCCTTGTTTAGTAGCTTTTGCAATTAAATCATCAAATACATCTGCTCTTAACTTATTAAGAAATGAAGTATAAGCTCTTTCAGAAGCTCTAATACCTTTTCCAATAAGTGGTATTTTCTCTGCCCAAGTTGACATAAATGCCTCTTCTCTTTTACTTAATCCCTTTCCAAGCTCGGTAATAGACAATTTAGCTTCTTTCATTAGCTTATGAGAAGGTCTTTTTATAATATCGTCTTGCAAAGATTTGAATACCTTTTCACTGGCAAAAGGTTTAAGCATTACTTTAAACGACTGTATAAATCTTCTAGGGTGGTTTATTAGAAAAGCTCCCTGTCTAAATGGGGCAGATAAATCAAAAGAGGACAGAATAGAACGAGGAATATTAACAAGTTGTAATACTCCTTCTTTAAATCTTTCTAACAAAGGTCTTTTGCTTAATATGGTTTTAGTAAAATCATCTCCAAAAACATTGGTTAATAGGTTAATCTCTCCTTGGGTTGGAACCTTCCCACCAGCTTGTCCTAACATTTTAGTTAATCCTTCTCTTGCAGTTAACTTTTCCCATTCAGTTAATACTGGATTATTCTTAACAGCAATAAATAAGTCATCTATGTTGCTTTGGGTCAATGCTGGTCTAATAGATTCAAACTGAACTTTTGGCAACTCTCCTTTTAGTGCGGCTTTCTCTGCAAAAAATCCAGCTTCTCCCTTAACTTTCTGTCCAACTTTAAGAGATTTTGCTAGTCTCTTTGCCCTTTCAGCCGCATATAAGGTTTCCTGCTTTCCTCTAATTGGTTTAGCTTTTTTTAATACTTCAACAAACTTTTTAGCTGGACTAGCTTCTTTTAACACTTTAACTGCGTCATCACTCATTCCACTTGTTGGTTGCATAAATCCTGCCACCATATTTATTGAATTCTTTTCTATTGCTTTCCCAGCAAATTCACCAGCAGCAATATCTTTTCCTGTAAGTGCTTGCCCCTTCTTCATTTTTTTATAAAGAGTAGCGTTTATTCTCCAAGC